CACCAGCGTCGCCGCCGATCATGAGTTTCCCGCCAGCAATCACGGAGCGATCGTCAGCGTTGACCATGGCAGTTTGTGACTGCGTTGTCAGTTGCATGGCGATCAGGTTGGTACTGTTGGCCGACACCGCGGGTGGGTCAAGCGGGTTTCCGTACTGAACGGAAATGTTGTGAACGCGCAGAACAGTCTTGCCCAAAGCGTCCACGTAGGCACCAAGGTCAACAGACTGCTGCGCGTAAGTGGTGGTGTTCGTTGCGACAGATGCACGGATGAAGAAAGAATCAGACTTCGCCATAGTCAGTGTGGAATCCACACCGGTCTATGAACTACTCGCAAAACCTCCAATCTTCTTTTTCTCACACCGATCGCCGCCCCCCAACACCCCCGCTTATGTACTCGTCCGGCCCCCGCTGGGGCATCGGGATGCCGACCGGCTGCCGGACACCCGCATTTTACACACACCGGGGCTACTTTGCGGCCCTTGGCCGCCACGCCGCCGCTATTTATTTAACTAAGATTGGATAGCGCAAAACATGAGCAAAATGCGATTGACGACCCTAAACCTAGACGATCAGTGCTTGGACATCCTTGGCCAACACAAGAATAAGAGCAAATACGCCCGCGAGTGCATCCTATTGTATGCGGATGCACAAAATCAGGCCGACCACTTTGAGGATTTGTGCATCAAGTACGTTGCTGCCATTCGCCATTTGGCTGATTATCTTGCGTCTCAGGAACTTCAGAGCGCTTTGGCAGAATACATGGTTGAAACAGAATTGGCCATCAATCAAATGAAGACTGCCGGTTATCTCAAAGACGCCCTAGTGGCGGCAGCACTCCACTACGTGAAGCCCTGAGGCGGTTTGCTTGCATAGCCAGGACAACCATGAGGGCCGCGTTGCGATCCAATTGACTACTGAATGTGCCAGCCAAGGCTCCGGCTTGCTGCTGCAACTGGGCATCCGCGCTTGTTATCTTGACTGGATCGCCGGCCGACAGGTATGGGCCGCGCGGTTCGGTATGCAAATCGTGCATGAGACAAGCACGATCCAACTCATTGACTGGTTTGACTCCTTCCCGGAGTCGCCTCTCAACGTTCGTACCGGGGCCACAGAAGTTGTAACCAGGCAAGTGCCGTTCGCCGGAGTCGTAAGGTGGAACGTATTGGACCATTTCACATCGGCAAGTGAGGCCACACCGACTCAATGACCAGGGAGATGAGCATGAACGTCTGGATCCGCTGGAAAGCGGGAGGTGAATCTGCTCCATCAAGTCGGGTGGCGACAGTCATGAGCAAGCCGGCCATGCCGGTTGGCGTTGGTTTGGGAACTTCAGATGTCATCTTGGGCACGCTCCTGGATAAGTGCAAGGATTGCCTGATCGTCAGACAGTTCCTGGCGTTCGATGTTAATGACGTAGTTCATGGCCACGCCTGAGAAGTTCTCAACAAACAGATCACGAACAACGACGTGGTTCTTGGCGATAAACGAACCAATGTTGCCGCCGTTGGTTCCAATGAACATGAATGACCAAGCGATCTGGCGGTTGTCGGATGCGTCCCATCCTCCCGTGCAGCCGTCCTCGTCAATAGCCAGGAGTCCTTGGGTGTCGTCGCCGGTCGCGGAGGTCGGGAAACAATCGAAACCCGTGACCACCCAACCGTCCGTGAACACGCCGTCGTCACAGATCACGCGCTCAATGGTGTTGGCCTTGAGTTTCCCACGAAGGGTGCGTTGGCGCTTCACTTCTTACGCCCCCGCTTGGCTTGAGCGTGCGCCAACTTAACCAGGCGCTTGTGAGTGTAGCCCTTGCGCAGTTTGCCGGACTTCAGCGTGTGCTTGCGTCGCAGAGCCTTGTATGCCCGACCATATGCACGGGAGTAGGCTGAAACCTTGCGCTTCTTTGGTGCTGCAACCTCGACGGCCGGAACGCCTGGCACGGTGGGCATCTGAATGCTGGACGCCATGCCAGCAGCGAAGCCGTCACGGTAGCCTTGAGCGTAGTCCACGACGATCAGCCTCATTGTTGGGAGAGTGCGAGCGCCATCGCGGCGGACTGATTGAGCGTCTCAACAGTACACTCCAGAACAATGTTGACTGAGTCAAGACCCACGTTGGCAGTGGCGTCGGTGGCCAAGTAAATTTGTTCAACGCCAACCAAGTAGCCGTTGGTCCATTGCTGGGGAGCAACGTCTAGAGTTTCGCTAACAATGTTAACCACGCCACCAGCGTCGCCGCCGATCATGAGTTTCCCGCCAGCAATCACGGAGCGATCGTCAGCGTTGACCATGGCAGTTTGTGACTGCGTTGTCAGTTGCATGGCGATCAGGTTGGTACTGTTGGCCG